ACATTCTCAGGCACTTCATCTGCAACAGCCATTGTTTTAAACGATGCAGCAGAGGTAGCTACAGTATCAGCAACAGCAGCTACTGGCACAATTAACTACGACATTACAACTCAGTCAGTTCTGTATTACACAAGTAATGCAAGTGCTAACTGGACAGTTAACTTCAGAGGCTCTAGCGGTACATCATTGAATACTCTGATGAGTACAGGTCAATCAATGACTGTGGCTTTCTTGGTGACTCAAGGCTCTACGGCTTACTACAACAACGTGGTTCAAGTTGATGGCACTACATCTGGTGTTACGACTAGGTGGCTAGGTGGTGCGCCTACTGCGGGTAATGCTAGTGGCATCGACAGTTACAGATTTCTTTTAATCAAGACAGGTAGTGCCACGTTTACAGTCTTGGCAAGCAACACACAATTTAAGGCTTAAACCATGCCATTACAAGCAACTTCTGGTGCGGCTAGTTACGATGCCTTTGGTGGTGGTGTTCCTGTTGTGCCAGCTTATATAGAGGAAGTTTTTAGCACATACCTTTGGACAGGCAACGGCTCTACACAGACAATCACCAATGGCATTGACTTGTCTGGCAAGGGTGGACTCACTTGGATAAAAAGGCGTAATGCAGTTCGTAGTCATCAGCTTTTTGACACTGTGAGAGGTGCTACAAAAATACTTTATAGCGATTTAACAAACGCTCAAGACACAGATACAACTTCTTTAACATCATTTAACTCTGATGGATTTTCATTAGGTCTTGATGGTGGTGGAAATGCTAATGGTGGCACATACGCCTCATGGACATTCCGCAAGCAACCAAAGTTCTTTGATGTTGTGACTTATACGGGGAATGGAACTGCTGGTAGGACTGTTTCTCATAACCTTGGGTCTGTGCCGGGGTGCATCATCATCAAAAGTACAACAAGAACCTCTGACTGGGTTGTTTATCACCAAAGTGTTGGAACTTCTGCAACTTTAATATTAAACAGCACAGTAGCTTCTGCCAATTATGGCAACAACATTTCAAGTATTACTTCTTCGTCTTTTAATGTAACAGGTGGTTCTGATTCCAACGCTAATGGCGATTCCTATGTGGCTTATATCTTTGCAAGCAATGCAGGAGGCTTTGGTCTGACTGGCTCAGACAATGTAATTACTTGTGATTCTTACGTTGGCAATGGTTCTGCTACTGGGCCTGAAATTGACCTTGGTTACGAGCCTCAATGGTTGTTAATTAAGCGGACTGCTGACGCTGGTTACGATTGGTTTATGTGGGACACAATGCGTGGACTTACTTCTACTGGCGCATCAAACAAAGAGCTTTATGCAAATTTAACTAGCGCAGAACAATCCGCAACAGGCATGGGCATTAACGCTAGGGGCTTTCAGCCACTGCAAAACGCAGGTGGATATAACGCCAACGGAAAAACCTACATCTACATAGCCATTCGTAGAGGCCCGATGAAAGTGCCTACGGATGCGACTAAGGTGTTTACGCCTGCTCTTGGTAACGGCAGTGTTGCTCCGGCATTTACAAGCGGGTTTCCGGTTGACCTTGGCATTTCTAAAATTCGAGATAACACATTTCAGTGGGCTTGGTCGGACAGGTTGCGCGGTAACACAACAATTGGTTCTGCGAGTACAGACGCAGAAACCGGCCCGTTTGCAGTCTTGGCAAAGGACTACATGACAGGTTGGGGCAACGGAACTATCTCAGCCAGAGGTTCCAACTACTGTTCTTGGATGTTCCAACGCGCACCAAGCTTCTTTGATGTGGTTTGCGATACAGGCACGGGCGTAACAAAGACTGTTAGCCATAACTTGACAGTAGCCCCAGAACTAATAATTCGTAAAAGTAGAAGCGATGGAACTAGGGAATGGGTTGTTTATAGTGCCGCATTAGGTGCAACACAAAGAATTTTCTTAAATTTGACCAATGCCTCTGATTCGTCTAGTGGCACTTGGAACGATACCGCACCGACATCCTCAGTTTTTACTGTTGGGTCAAACAACAATGTCAATGGTTCTGGTCAGACATTTATAACCTACCTATTTGCAACCCTTGCAGGTGTTTCCAAAGTTGGCTCATACACGGGCGATGGAACTAATGGCCGAGTTATTGATTGCGGTTTTACTTCTGGTGCGAGATTTATCTTAATCAAGAAAACAAACAGTACTGGCGATTGGGCAGTTTGGGATACAGCAAGGGGTATAACAAGTGGTAACGACCCTGTGCTTGCATTTAATTCAACAGCCGCTGAGTATGTGGATGGTGACCAAGTTGACCCAAGTTCAACTGGATTTATTGTGAATAATGTTGGTGGATTTAATACATCTGGCGACACATATATTTTCTTAGCAATTGCTTGAGGTAATTAAAATGCAAGTACGAATCAGAGAAACTGGACAAGTAATGTACGAAGGTGAATTTCGTGCATACACAAAAGCCAATGGTGGCCCATCATGGGAGACAACAACAACTGAAGTCTTAACGGCTTTGGGCGCTGATGTGGTCTTTGAAGGCCCACAAGCTACAGGCGGTACTGTTTACCAATACTCTCAAGCCTCTGGTGTTGAGCAAGTAGATGGTAAGTGGTATACCAAGTATGTGCTTGGCCCTGTCTTTGTAGACACTACAGATGATACTGGCAATGTCACATCTGCTATTGAGCATGAGACTGCTTACAAGGCTCAGAAGGATGCTGAACAGGCTAAGAGTGTTCGTCAAAGCCGTGATGATAAACTAACAGCAACTGATTGGAGATTTCGTAGCGATATGACTCCATCACAAGAGTGGAAAGACTACTGCCAAGCATTGAGAGATGTTCCTTTGCAAAGTGGTTTCCCTTGGACTATTACTTGGCCTGTTGAGCCACAATAAGGAGCAATCATGGCTGTAACTAGCGCACAAATTGTAGATTTCTTGCTGAAGAATCCAGAAATGGATGATGCCCAGATCGTCAAGGCTATGGAGACCTATGGGATTTCCCCTTCTCAAATGGCTCAAGCTGTTGGGTTAGACGTTGGTGAGGTTGTTTCCCGAGTGGCGGTTACTGTTCCTCAAGGTCAAACAATAACCCTTGGTGATACGATTGTTGCACCTGAATACAGAGTTATTGGCTCTGGTGAAGATCAGCAGATTGGTAATCTTGAGACTATTTACACATCTAAGACTACTGGCGATCCTAACTATCGTGCGCCTGTTGGTTCAGAGTATCAACAATATAGCGCTGATGGTACGTTTCAAAGAACTGGAACTACACAAGCAGTTGCAGGTTCATTTCTTGAGGGACTCGGAGAAGCTCTTACAGACCCTGTAGTTCTAGCTGCTTTAGCAGGTGGCTATGGTGCTGGATTGTTTGGTGGTGCGGGAGCATTAGGTGGTGCTGCTACTGCTGGAGCTACAGGTTTAACAGCGGGAGAAATTGCGGCACTAACTGCGGGAGACTTGGCTATAGGTGGTGGTGCTTATGCTGTGCCAGGTGCGGTAGCCACAACAGCGGCAGGTCTAACTGCGGCTCAAATTGCGGCATTAACTGCTCAAGATTTAGCTGTAGGAGGAGGTGCTTTAGCAGGAACACCACCAGCAACTATACCTGGCTTGCTAACTCCTGCTGCGACTACAACTGCGGCTACAGCACTTACACCTACGGCATTAACACCTGCGGCTACGGCAACTACTATCCCTGCGGCTACAACTGCCGCAACTCTTGCCACAACCGCTGCCACAACAGGTCTTACAACAACTCAAGTAGCTGACTTAGTAAAAACAGGTTTAACAACTGCACAGATTGCTAATTTGTTTTCAGCAGGAGCAACTACTGCGAGTGGTCTTCTGCAACAACAGACTTCTAAAGAAGCGGCTGACAAAGCAAGGGCGATGATTGATGCTGAGACTGCTGCGGCTAAAGCGGCTGCTCAGTTTAGACCTATTGGAATGACTACTCGGTTTGGCTCTTCACAGTTTGCGGTTGATCCAGTAACAGGTCGATTAACAAGCGCAGGATACACATTAAGCCCTGAAGCTAAAGCGGCTCAAGATAGATTTGTTAAGTTGGCTGAAACTGGTATTCAACAAGCAGAAGGCGCTCAGAAAGCCTTTGAACCACTCCAAACAGGCGCTCAGAGTTTGTTTAAACTTGGTCAAGGTTATCTTGCTGAAAAGCCTGAAACTGTTGCAGAAAATTATCTAAAGAGTCAGATGGCTTTGTTGCAACCAGGCAGAGAGTTAGAGTTAGCTAATCTGCAAACAAAACTAAGAAACCAAGGTCGCATTGGTCTTTCTGTTGCTCAAGGTGGTAATTTAGGTGCTACAACTCCTGAACTACAGGCTTTGTATAACGCCAGAGCGCAACAAGAAGCTCAATTAGCGGCTAATGCTCAACAGTATGGACAACAGAATGTGTTGTTTGGTGCGGGTCTATTAGGTCAAGGCTCACAAGCTATGGGTCAATATTATGGTGGTCAACAAGCCGCTTATGCACCTTACACAACTGCTTTAGGACAAGTACAGAACTTGGAGAGCATGGCACAGCAACCTTTACAACTTGGCGCTAATCTTGGTCAAACAGCGGCTCAAGCGGGCTTTAATGTTGGTCAATTAGGATTAAGGGGTGCGGGTGCAAGCGTTGAGTTGGCAACAGGAAAAGCCGCTACTAACAATCCATACGCATCTGCAATAAGTGGCTTGGCGGCTAACCCTGCATTTGGTCAATATGTAGGCGGATTATTTGGTAGCAAACCTGCAACAAGCGGTTTTAGTTATGGACAGTATGGAACTGGCGTAGACCCATCGACAGGCGAATATTTCGGTTCGCTTTACTTCTAAGGAATCATCATGGCAGAAAATATCGTAGCGGGTCTGTTTGGACTGAACCCACAAATGTATGGTGAGCAACAGCGTAGAAGTGCTTTACAAGAAGGTATTGACCTTGCTCAACTAGACCCCGCCTCTAGGGGTGCGGCAATGACCTATGCGGGTGCTAAAGGTCTAGGTGGTGCTATTGCAGGTGCTATGGGCGTTCAAGATCCACAGTTACAGTTGATTAGCACTCGAAACACTATTGCTAAACAGATAGACCAAACTAACCCTGAGTCGATCTTAAAAGGCGCACAAATGTTGGCGCAAGCGGGTGACCAACAAGGCGCTATGGCTTTGGCTCAATATGCTCGTCAAGCACAGAGCGAGATGGCTTTGATTCAACAACGTACGGCTGCGGCTACTCGTGAACGTCAGCAAGCAGTTCCAAAAGAAATTGTGATTGCTAATGAGAAAGCTCGTATTACAGATCAAATCGACCAACTTCGGATGCAAGAGCCTACGCCAGAGAATACTCGTGCGAGTCGCATACTTACAACACAATTAGCAGAATTAGAAAAGTTAGATGATAAATCTAAAAGGACTGTTGTTGTTGGTAATGCTTTGGTAGATGCAACTACTGGTGTAGAAATCTATAAAGGCCCTGATACACAGAAATACTCTGAGTTTGCTAAAACCTTGATTGATGCAGGTTTGACACCAGGCACTGAACCTTTCCAAAAACGTATGCTTGAATACGCAACTAAAAAGGTTGAGGGAGCTGGTAAAGGCAGTGGCAATGTCACTATTGGTGGCATAAATGTTGATACTGGTGCGGCAGCCAAAGCCGCAGGGAAAATTGTTGGTGAAAATGTTGCAAATATTGAAAATCAATTCTCATTACAAACTGCGTATACAGATGCCATTAACTTGTTAGATCAGGGAATCTATGGTGGTGCTATTGGCCCTGAAAGACAATTCATAGCTAAATATACTGGTATTGGTAGCCCACAAAAAGTACAAAATACTGAAGTATTCATGGCAAACATTGGAGAAATTGTTATTCCTCGTTTGGTACAGTTTGGTGGTAATGACTCTAATGAAGAACTTAAATACTTGCAAAACGTTGTTGCAGGAAATCAAAGACTTGAACCTGAGTCAATGAAGCGTATTCTAAAGAGCGCAGAAAAGAAAGTGCAAAACAACATCAAACGTTTGGCTTTACAAACACAAGCTGCTGAAGGTGGTACTAAACTACCAATTAGTCCAGTAGTCGCACCAACACAAACGCCAACAAAACGTTTAAACCCACAAACTGGCAAAATTGAGAACATAAAAGGGGATTGATATGGCTATCTATGTTCAAGTAGGAAAAGATGTCGTTGAGTTTCCAGATGGAATGTCTGATGCTGAAATAGAGCAAGCTATTGCTAGCAATGCTCCTCAAGCAAAAGCTCCTTCATCTGGGTTCTTAATGGGTTTAAAAGACCCTATTACCGCAGGCGCACAGATGATTCCTCGTGCTTTAGGTGCAGTAGCCAGTTTAGGTGGGACTAAACCTAATTCATTGAGTGACCTGCTTTACAGAGAAGCAAAGCGTATAGATGAGATGGCTAAAGCTGAAGAGCAAAGTTATCAAGCACAGCGTGAAAAAGAAGGTGAATCTGGCTTTGATGTGGCTCGTTTGGGTGGCAATATTCTCAATCCTGCTAGTCTTGTGCCTGCGGCTCGTGTTGCTCAATTAGCTAGAGCTAGAGGCGTATCTAATGTTGGTCAGGCGGCAGCTGCTGGTGCTGTTGGTGGCGCTATGCAACCTGTGGTTGGCGAAGGTACATTTGGTGAGCAAAAAACAGAGCAAGTTGCTTTAGGTGCAGTTACTGGCCCTGTTGGTGAAAAGGTAGTTGCGGGTGCGGGTCGTGTTCTTAACCCATTAGTCTCTAAAGCAGAGCAGACAATGCGAAGCCTTGGTGTTACACCTACTACTGGTCAAACCCTTGGTGGACAGTTTAAGACTATCGAAGAGTTTGCTCAGAATTTGCCTTTAATTGGTTCAAGCATTGAAAACGCTAGACAACGAGTGTTATTTGACTTTAACAAAGGCGTGATTAACAAGGCACTTCAAAAGGTTGATGACAAGTTACCTGCTGAAGTTGTTGGTCGTGATGCTATTGCTTATGCTTCGGATGAAGTATCTAAAAAGTACGATGATGTTTTGTCAAAGATGTCGTTTGATTTAGACTTTGCAACAACAAGCAATATTCTTGGCTCTTTAAGTAAGGCAAAGAGTTTGTCTCCAGATCAAAGACAACAGATTACCGAAACTTTGAATGACATTGTGTTTGGCAAGTTTTCTGGACAAAAGATTGATGGTCAGACATACAAGGGTATTGAGTCTGATTTACGCAAGAAAGCAAGTAACTACGCCAACAGTGCGACTGCCTCTGAGCGTGAGGTTGGAGATGCTTTAACTGATGTTCTTGGGGCTATCAAGAAAGAATTGTATTCACAGAATCCAAAGCAAACATCTAAGTTACGCAGAATAGATAGTGCTTACAGTGATTTGTCTGTTATCAATGTAGCAGCGGCTAACTCTGGTGCGGATAATGGTGTGTTTACGCCAAAACAATTCTCTACTGCTGTTCGACAACAAGACCAAACAAGACGAAAAACATCGTTTGCAAAAGGTCGTGCTAAAGGACAAGAAGTATCTGATGCGGCAGTCCAAGTCCTTGGCGATACTGCTAGATCAACTTTAGAAGGTCGTATTGCGGCTTCTACTGTTGGTGGATTAGGTTTGTTATCTCAGCCTCAAGTTGGAATTCCTTTGGCACTTACTGTTCCTCCTGCATATAGCCAAGGTGGGCAATCATTTATTGATGCGTTGTTGCGTAATCGCCCAGAATTACTACAACGTGTAGGCGGTATGCTTTCTCAGCAATCTGCTCCACTTGGATCGGTAATTGCGCCAAGTGCTGTTGGACAGTACAACATTTCCGAGAGAAGAGAGTAATGAGAGACTTTGCCGAAGCATTTGTTGCGGCAGTCTTTCTTGTTTGTTTTGTCATTTATTGTAGTTATATTATTGTTTGGGCATTTCCGTGATCGCCTTTCTCTTGGCGGCAACCATAGAGTACCGATGTATTAAATGGACTTGGACTGGCGATGTTTACAATCGCAGAGTAGTCTGTCTCAAGTGGGAGAGAAAGAAGTGATCGATCCTCTAACAGCTCTAGCTGGCATACAGTCAGCTATTTCGATGGTCAAGAAGGCAGCAGGAGTTGCCCAAGACTTAGGCTCACTTGCGCCCATGATTGGTAAGCTATTTGACGCTAAGTCTGTAGCTACTAAAGCAATGCTTCAGGCTAAACAGTCTGGCAAAGGCTCGAACATGGGTACGGCTTTGCAGATTGAGATGGCTTTAGAACAGGCTAGAGCGTTTGAGGAAGAGCTAAAGATGCTCTTCATGCAGACAGGCAAGATTGACGTATGGCAGAAGATAAAAGCCCGTCAAGCAGAGATGGACTTGGCAGATGCCAAAGAGATAAGCGCATTAAAGAAAGCAGAGAAAGAAGCCAAACAGAAAGAGCAAGAACAACTAGAGATTGGTTTGGCAATAGGTGGAATTTGCTTTGTTTTGTTTCTAGTCTTTATTGGTGTAAATGAGTTGATGACATTCTGTGAGACAACAAGAAGGTGTGGTCGGTGAATGAGTATCAAAAGACCTTTGACCTATGCCTCAAAATCTTCGTTTACGGGGTAGTGGCTTTGTATTTCTTGGGTTTTCTGAAGTTCTTACCTGATGATCTGTCTGACAGAATTGTCAATCTTCTACTTGGAAAGGTTGGTCTTGGTAAATGAAGTACTTACTTGTATTTGTAGCTTTTATGCTACATGGTTGTGATGAGAAATATCGCTATTTTTGCCAAAACCCAGATAACTTTCATGCTGAACAATGTCAAAAACCTAGATGCCAGTTCACTCAGACTTGCCCTGAGTATTTGGTTGCCCCAATCTTGGAGAAAAAAATCAATGATGTCCAACCAGAAACCAAAGCTAACAACTGAAGAGATTGAGGTCAGAATTTGGGGGTTTGTTGTGATTGCAGTCACACTTATCCTCATGTTCATTGTTGCTGCTTTGCTCTATTCTGTCACGTTCGTGACTCAGCCAATCAAGAGCATGGCCCCGATTGACCAAGCCTATACCAAGATGCTGAACGACATTGTTCTATTGATCGTTGGCGGTATCGGTGGAGTTATTGGTAAACGGGCTATGTCAAGTGCCGCCAGAGCGTTTAATCCTCCAACGCAACCAATGTGTCAACCAATGGGCTATGGAGGCTCTGTGGGCGGTTTTAACTCGTCCTATGCTTCTCCGCAATCTGCGTATGGTTTGCCTAGTCAACCATTTGGTGCTATGCCTATTTGGAAGAACCCAGAGTTGGATGAATCTTGGACACCTGGCCCTCCTCCAACAACTCCGCCTGACCATCTAGAAGATGACCAAGAGCGTGAAGAATTGGCTCAAGCAAGAAAAGAGGCTGAAT